TAACAGATGAGCAGATAGGGCACTTTGATTACTACTTCCATGGCGTTGACTGGGGGTACTTTCCTGATCCATGGGCATATACCGCAATGGCGTATGACTTCGCGAAAAGGACGCTGTATATCTTTGATGAGCTATGGGCGTACAAGAAAGGCAATCCAGAGACAAGCGCATACCTGATGGAACACTTGCGTGAAGGTTCTTATAAGTGGTATACTAACGTTAAGCCAGAAAGCCCCTCAGAATCTTGTATAAAAATAACAGCAGATACAGAGCCAAAAAGCATAGGCGATTATTGTAGTTTTGGATGGCATTGTGTTAAGGCAAAGAAGACAGGATTGAGAGACTACGGGTTCAAGTGGCTTCAATCACTTACGGCTATTTACATAGACAAGAGACGCGCACCGAAAACGTGGGATGAATTCTACAGCTATGAGCATGAGAAAAACAAAAACGGTGAGATTATCGCGTCGTATCCAGAGGGAAGACCAGACCATCATATAGCGTGTGTAAGGTACGCGATGGAAGAAGTTTACAGCAAGCGGGGGTATTAAGTGGAAAAGACATTTTATTCTAAGTTCGTATCATTTTGGCGTGAGCTATTCGGCGAGAAATTACCGCCAGAATTAGCAGACGGTGACAGAATGATTCAGGCATGGGAAGGGATATACAAGGGTGAACCTGAATGGAAGTACTACAGCGTAACCGGACTAAGTGGACGGCGGACGCTGGTTAGATACATAGTCAACGCGCCTAAGATGATATGTGCATCTATGGCAGGGTTAATCTTTGCCGAGGGTGCGGAGATAACAACAGACGCGAGCATAGAAGAGGTGTTGAAGCGTGAAAACTTTTACACTCAGATTATGGACTTTACAGAACGAGTTCTGGCATTTGGCACAGGTGCAATCAAGATATACATAGAGGATAGCAAAATCCGGCTGAACTTTGTCTCGGCTTCCTGCATGAGACCGGTGTCATATTCAAACGGCATTATAACAGAGGCAGACTTTGTATCTAACAAGGTAAAGGACACCAAAGAATACAAGGTTGTAGAAGAGTACCGAACACGTGGAGACGTGCAGACTATCGAGGTTAAGGTATACAGGAAAGAGAATGACAAGTTTGTAAAAGTACCGAACGACGTACTAGGCTTGAGTGATGAGGTATCAGAGTTTAGTATTTCAACCCCTCTTTTCTTTGTGTTCAAGAATCCAGAGGTCAATAACTTTTCTGCATTATCGCCTTTAGGAATCCCTTTATTCGGGAACGCGATAGACTCGGCACGGTTAGTAGATGAGACCTTTGACTATTTCAATAATGAGTTAGAAACAAGCAAGAGAAAAATAATTCTTCCAAAGTCTTGTGTATCAGTTTACTTTGACCCGAAAACAAAGAAGACCGAGGAATACTACGATAAGAACGAGATGGTATACGTAGCGTTTGATGACAGCGAAAAAGAAAGCATGATACCGAAAGAAATTGCGTTTGACCTGCGCATTGACCAGATAAGCGGAGCCTTAAAAGTAGCTCTAGCGATGTTTTGCAAACAATGCGGAGTTGATGAGGGCTTCTTGTCATTCGACACAAAATCTTTCAAGACGGCAACAGAGGTTGTAAGCGAAAACTCAAAGACCTACCGGACGGCTAAGAACATCGAGAACGAGCTAGAATGCGGAATACTTACACTGCTGGAAACCTTGCGGGCTTTGGTGCCTCTTTACGGCGGAGCTACTACAGCGGATGAATACAGTATTAAGTTTAATGACAACATTATACAAGATCGCGACAGTGAAGCGAAATATCTTGACGAACGGTATATGAACGGCACGATGTCACTGATTGACGTGTTGATGCAACGCGACGGGCTTGACTTAGAGACAGCAAAGGCAAAGGCTGCAGAAATAAAGGCGGAGAGGGAAACAATTACGACGGGGGATTTATGGCAAAGCTAAAAAAGGAAGTGGTTTATTTATTAGTTTCACCAGATGAATATAGCTCTCAATATTCAAATATGCTAGGAGACATTTTTTCTTTGTATAAGGACGGATACAAGCCATTGCACTACGAAGGAACGCCAAAGGAATATACACCGAAAAATATTGTAGCCGACATAATGGAGAAAAGAAAAATCCAGAATATACGTAGTTTCATGGTTACGAACAGGGCAAAAGATACAGATTTTATGTGGGAAACCATGGATTTATTATCTACAGAACTTAAAAAGGAAGACTATGCACAAAGAGTACAACAAAGAACACGTTAAGGCGATGGACTTGCTTATAGCACGCTTTACAAACGTCAAGAAGGAAAACGCAATCAAGCGAGTACGCAAAGGGAGAAGCGCAGTTTGAATCCAGCGCAGATAATCCAGCAGATAGAAACCGATTTACTCATAAACTTGATGACGTTATTGTCACAGGGTAAAGTTGGCGACGCTGAATGGCAACTGCGCAAGATCCAACAGTATGGGATGCTGGAAAAGCAAAACCTGAACGCGATTAAAAAGAATCTGCCAGAGCTTGAAAAAGAAATCAAAGCAGAGATTGAAAAGATTGCTATGCAGAAGGTAGGACAGATTGACCGCATAGCACGAAACTCCGCGACGTTCTCCGGAGCATTAAGAACCGCGAGCCTTGACCGGATCCGTGAGATAATAGCGACGTATGAGCAGGTAGCTAAAACGCAGGCGTCAAGCGTTCTTGATAACCTTGTAGCAAAAGCCGGACAGCAGTATTTAGGTTTAGTTTCAAAAACACAAATACAAGTACTTTCAGGAATACCAATCCAAAAAGCTATGGAAGAGGCAAGTGCTGAGCTTGCTAAGAAAGGTGTACCGGCGTTGGTTGACAGAGCAGGCAGGACGTGGACACCAGAGGCTTATACGCAGATGATGTTCCGTACTACGATAACGCAGACCGCGACGGCTACACAATTACAGCGCATGGATGAGCTAGAGATGGACCTAGTGGAAATATCGAGTCACGCAGGGGCAAGACCGAAATGTGAGCCGTATCAGGGCAAGGTTTACAGTCTGCACGGAAAGACTAAAGGGTATCCGCTTTTAAGTGATACAAGTTATGGAGAGCCGGACGGATTATTCGGTGTAAATTGCGGGCATACAATGTACCCATATATTCCCGGGACGCCAAAAACGTATGATCAGTATCCGAAAAAAGAGAACGCCGAAGTATATGAGCAATCACAGAAACAGAGGGCGATTGAACGAAACATAAGGTCAAGTAAACGCGAGCTGTCTATACTGGAAGCGAACAGCAAGGCAACACCGCAAGCGATAAAGAACGCACAGGAAAAACTTGCACGGCAACAAAGCCGGATGAGTGAGTTTATATCAGAAACAGGAAGAACGCGACGAATAGGACGCGAACAAGTCTATTAGGAGGACGAATGATTATCAGAGAATTACTAGATGCAGACGGAAAACCTGCAGGCGTGCAGACTGATCCACAGGCACAGACAGCGACACAGGCACAGACAGCGACACAGAAAAAGTACGATGACGATGAGGTGAACGCAATCCTTGCACGCAATAAAGAAAAGTACGCAAAGGAAGGCGTAACCTCTATTTTGTCAACACTTGGGTTTGAGTCTGCAGACGCGCTGAAAGAGTTTGTGGCAAAGCAGAAAGAAAAAGAAATAGCTGGATTGAGCCAAGAGGAAAAAATCAAAGCCGAGTTTGAAGAATTCAAAGCAAAGGTTGAGGCTGAGAAAAACGAAACCGTGAAGAAACTAACCATGGCTGAAACAAAGGCGGCAATCCTTGCAGTTGGAATACCTGCCGCTAAAGCCGATAAGGTTATGAAACTTGCAGCTGGTTATGACGGAGAAAGCCCAGAGGAAAAAGTAAATGCAGTACTTGCAGACTTCCCAGAGCTAATAAGCAAAGCACCGGCTAACGCTGGAATAAAAACCGGCAATCAAGCAGTTGATGAAAACGCTGCAGCATTAGAGGCTTTCAAAAAACAACACGGATATATAAAATAGTACTTGACAAATAATAAAACGGTGCTATACTAAGTGCTGAAAATTATCCGCCGTGGGTTATCACGGGTGAAGGGCTAGACCTTACAATATCTAGGTACATCGGAAGCGTTGCTTCTTATTTATCTTTTTGTAGGGTGTAGCTTTTTTTTATACCCGAAGGAAAAAACATGGCAATAAATTACGTCCAGACTTACATGGGTATGCTTGATACAGTAGTTCAAGCAGAGATGACCAGTGCTGATATGACAGCCGGTGCTGGTATGGTTAAGTGGAGCGGCGGAAAGACCGTTCAGATTATGGATATGTCAGTTGCAGGACTGAAAGATTATTCACGTACAGGCGGTTATGGTAATTCCCAGACTATCAACACTAACTGGACACCGTACATTTTAGGCTTTGACCGCTGTTTCAATTTCTTGATTGACGCGATGGACGAAGACGAAACTGGTATGCTTGTTACTGCAGGCAATGTAATTAAAGAAATCGGTGCAAATCAAATTGTACCTGAGCTTGACTCAATCCGTTCACAGCAAGTATTTCAGGCGATCGTTAATGACTCCGTGGCTAAGTACGGATACTACAATCCGGTTGAAGAAACAGTGCTTACTAACTTCAATACCGATGTTTCAGGCGTTCGTGCAAAAGTTGGACGGAGTGTAAAACTCCGCGCAAAGATGGCGGAATCTGCCTTTGCTGTTTTGTCAAACTCCTCTCAGCTTTCAAAACAAATGTTAGTACAGCAGGAATCAATTAACGGTGTAATGACAGACGTCTACAAAGTAAACGGCGTTTCAATAATTCCAGTACCAGATGAAAGAATGAAAACTGAATACGCACTTGTATCAGGTGATGCAGGCGGTTATGCTGCAAAGGCATGGGCACAGCAGATCAACTGGTTTATCTATGCAAACGAAGCAGTGGCAGCCGTTGAAAAACGCAACATCACAACTGTGCTGAAAAAGGGCACTCACCCTAACGGTGACGGTGACTTGGTTCAGGGACGTTTGTATCATGACTGTTTTGTTTTCAAGTCAAAGCATAACATGATTCACGTTTCGCTAAAGACCGCAACAATTACCGGATTCACTGGTGTCATTACTACAACTGGGGCAACAAACATCACATACACACTCGGAGACCTCTTCACAAACAGAGACGAAGGTCACGAATTCTATTACTTCAAAAACGGTTCTGCTGCAGCTAAAACTGCACCGGCTACTTATGACAAGTTCAACTTAACAGGCTACGAAAAAATCAATTCTGCGTCAGCGATTTCCGATACAGTTACAACCGGATACTATGGCGCCTTGGTTGAGGTAGACGAAAACGAAAGAGCCTTGCGGTTTGCAACACTGGTGGCTAAATAAATGTATGCAGACTACGCCTACTATTCAGGCACGTATTACGGTGAGTCAGGTGACTCAAC